CTTTATTACGTAATGAAGCACAAGGAACTGTTTGCAGATCCTATGCATCTTAGTACTGTTCAGTATATGAATGCTAAGAACATGCGTAATCAAATTAAGTTTAATGAGTTACTGTATAAGAGATTATTATCATTTGACAGAGAGGGAATATACCTAGATATTGGTGTAGGACCTGCCTTTCTTGAGTTTATTAATAATCAACTAGGTAAGAAGTTACATTTATCTACAGTAGAGTGGGAAGAACAAGTTGACCACTTTAAGTGTGTACGTGATTCGTGGAAAGTAAACGTCGATTACGAATGCAATGATATACTAAAAGATGATTTTAAAATACATAATTGTGAAACGTATTATGATTATGTATTACTTCAGAGATTCTTTCCTGTCTATAAGACTTCAGGAACAAAAAGAATTGATGATGTGCTGACTAAGTTTACACCTTATGCGAAAACCGCAATTATTATCGAGTCTGATACTAATTGGACAAAAGCACAGTGGAAACATCTACTGGCGATAAGTAGAGAACGTATTAAAGTGTTCGGTAGTTTTAATATGTTCATCATAGATTTGGAACAGTATAAATGAGATCATTCAAAGAAATTAGAGAAGCGAAGACTAAGATGCCTCCGGGCGAACACGTCTTCGATAAGAAGGTTGGCAAAGTGAAGGTAATGATTCACAAAGATGCCAAAGGATTTACCGTCTTTATTGATGGTGAAAAACTCGACACCTATCGTTCGCAGAAAGAAGCGGAAAAGATGGGCGTAGCATTTGCCAAGGAAATGTAATGAAACTGATCACTGAATACACAGAGAATGATGTACAATGCATTGTCGAAAAGAATGCACAAGGTGAGAAGAAGTTTGTCATTGAAGGCATCTTTATGTCGGCAGAACAAAAGAATAGAAATGGTCGTATTTATCCCAAGCAGATTATGGAACGTGCTGTAGATAAATACGTCAAAGAACAAGTAAGTCAGAAGCGAGCGGTTGGTGAGTTGAATCATCCCGAAGGTCCGACTGTAAATCTTGATAAAGTTTCACACCTCATTACTGACCTTCAATGGGAAGGTAATGATGTTGTTGGAAAGGCACAAATATTGGATACTCCCATGGGTAGGATTGTAAAAGGTCTTCTCGAAGGTGGCGTTCAACTAGGTGTGTCAACTCGTGGTATGGGTAGTCTTGAGAATAGAAATGGCGTTATGTACGTTAAAGATGACTTTATGTTAAATACTGTTGACATCGTACAAGATCCATCGGCACCATCAGCATTTGTTAATGGTATCATGGAGGGCGTTGACTGGGTATGGAACAATGGTATCCTCTCTTCTCAAGTAATTGAAAATATGGAGACAGAAATAAGAACTGCTCCGAAAAAGCATCTCTATGAGACGCAGGTTCGGGAGTACAAGAATTTCCTCTCATTACTCAAGTCAAACTATTAAGGAGTTACAAAATGTCAGAAGTTGATATGAATGTTGAACTTCCTATTGATGAGTCATCATTAGAGGAAGGAAGTGCTCAACAAATGCCAGTAGGCACCGAAGCAGATGCAATCGCGTCCGTAGATAAAGCAGAAGATGGCGTTAAGTCTAAAGCACCAGCACGTAAGGGTGATAATACTAAACAAGATCCTGCACCAAAGACCAAAGCAGGTTTGCTAAATGCTATGTATGGTAAGTTATCTTCTATGAAGAAAGCAGACCTAAATGCACAGTATGAGAAGATGCAAGAAGACTTTGAAGATATGGAAGTTTCAGACGCAGTTGAACTGCCTGAGTTTTCTGTAACTGACGAGTTGAATGATCTTGTTGAATCAGAGCAAACTTTATCAGATGAGTTTAAAGCGAAAACTGCTGTAATCTTTGACACTGCTATTCGTTCAAAACTTTCAGAAGAAGTTGAAAGAATTGAAGATGAATACCAATCACGACTTGACGAAGAACTCGAGGCAACTCGCAGTGACCTAGTTGAGAAAGTAGATTCATATCTTAACTACGTAGTTGAGAACTGGATGACTGAAAATCAGATTGCTGTTGAATCTGGTCTGCGTACTGAAATTGCTGAGAACTTTATGACTAGTCTGAAAGACTTGTTCGTAGAATCTTACATCGAAGTACCTGAGTCTAAAGTGAATCTTGTTGACGAACTAGCAGAGCAAGTTTCTGAGTTAGAAGAGAAACTTAATGCTCAAACTGGTTCTGCCATAGCAATGTCTGAGCAAGTCGAGACTCTTCAGCGTGAAGCGATTATTCGCGAACATGCCGGCGATCTTGCTGACACTCAGGTTGAGAAGTTAAAAGGTCTAGTTGAATCACTCGACTTCGAAGATGCTGAATCTTTCGCGCACAAAGTAAAGACTGTTAAAGAGTCCTACTTTAAGAAAGACGTAGCAACTGTTGAAGAAGAAATCAACGAAGATTGGACTGCTGAAGAAACTGCACCGGTATCTGGTTCAGTGATGGAACAGTACCTAACCGCAATTAAAAAATCTAACAAGTAAATACTAGGAGTATTACAAATGCAACAATCATACGATAAACTTATCGAAAAATGGAGTCCAGTTCTGAACGAAGAGTCTGCTGGTTCTATCCAAGACAATCACCGTCGGTCAGTAACTGCCGCTATCCTTGAGAACCAAGAGAAAGCATTCCTCGAAGAAAGCAACATGCTGAACGAAACCCCCGCTAACGCAAATGCTAGTGTTACTGGCACTGCTAACTGGAACCCTGTTCTGATTGCACTTGTTCGTCGTGCTATGCCTAACTTGATGGCATACGATCTTGCTGGTGTTCAACCTATGACTGGTCCTACTGGTCTTATCTTCGCTATGAAGAGCAAGTACAAGACTACTCGTGCTGGCGCTACTTCTGGTGACGAAGCATTGTTCGGCGAAGCAGTAACTGGTTTCTCTGGCGATTCATCTGCTACTCTTGATGGACGTGGTGCTTCTGGTCTAGTAGGCGCAACTGACACTAATGTTGACTCAAGCATTGCCGATTCTGGTGCTACTTATGTTCCTGCTGTTGGCGGCGGAATGCCTACTGCTGATGCTGAAGCACTTGGCAACACCGGTTCTGCATTTGCTGAAATGGGTTTCACCATTGAGAAAGCAACTGTAACTGCTAAGTCTCGCGCTCTGAAAGCAGAGTACTCTTTAGAATTGGCACAAGACCTGAAAGCAATCCACGGTCTGGACGCTGAAACTGAACTTGCTAACATTCTTAGCACTGAGATCCTTGCTGAAATCAACCGTGAAATCGTTCGTACTATCAACAGTCAAGCGAAGATCGGTGCTTTGACTTCTAACGTACAAACTGCTGGTATCTTTGACTTGTCAACTGATGCAGACGGTCGTTGGAGCGTAGAGAAGTTCAAAGGTCTGTTAGTACAGATCGAGCGTGAAAGCAACACTATCGCTAAAGAAACTCGTCGCGGTAAAGGTAACGTAGTAATCTGTTCTTCTGACGTAGCAACTGCTCTTGTTGCCGCTGGAATGCTTGATTACACTCCTGCTATCTCTGCTAACTTGAACGTAGACGATACTGGCAACACCTTTGCTGGTGTTCTTAACGGTCGCACTAAAGTGTATATCGATCCATACGCCACTGGTGACTACGTTACTGTTGGTTATAAAGGTACTAACCCATATGACGCTGGTATTTTCTACTGCCCATATGTTCCTTTACAGATGGTTCGCGCTGTTGGCGAGAATGATTTCCAACCACGTATCGGGTTTAAGACTCGTTATGGTATGGTATCTAACCCGTATGTTGGCGACACTGCATCTGACGGTCTTGCTACTGCACGTACTAACCAGTACTACCGTATCTTCCGCGTAGACAACATCCTCGCATAAGATAAGATGAAAAGATAATAATAAGAAACTTGTTTTAATCTTTATAGGGACTCTCCGGAGTCCCTTTTTTTATGCGTATAAATAATAGGCAAGGAAGATGTTCTGCGTATCAAGTGGTACGCACTGCACATAAGTGGGTCAGGAAACCACCCTCGGAATTACAGGATAGGAGATTACTATGCGTATAATTGCAATTGCGTTCGCATTGGTTCTTTCTGCTTGTTCTACAGTCGATGCCACTTATCAAGGTGGTAAAGGTGTTGTGAACGGTGTTGCTGAAGATGGTTTCGGTATTACATCGGGAACTTTTGACGTTATTTCTAACGTCATTAAGGACGTTGCTGATAAGACTGGTGTAGAGATCGATAAAAAAGAAGCAGAATAATGAAGAATAGGAGTACGCTGGCCAAGGATGGCACTATATTTAATTTAAGAGAGATGTAATGCCAACATATAATTATGAATGTAAGAACTGCGATAACAAATTAGAAATAATGCAGAAAATGTCAGATGATGTATTAACTACATGTCCTAAGTGTAAAGAAGAAAAACTAAAGAAAGTCTTTGTTGCAGGTGGTGGTGGTTTTCATCTTAAAGGAAAGGGATGGTTTAAGACTGGTGGATACTGAGTTAAAACTTGTATAAATATCTGTATAAACTGGAGTAAGAAATAATGGCAGACTTTACATGCGATACTAACTATCTCGCACCGACTGGATTTAAGATCACTGTATCTCGTGAGAACTTTCCTAATCTACAATTCTACGCACAACAAGTAATGCATCCCTCTATGGAGATGAATGCTGTTGATGTGCCATATCGAAGAGCGGCAGTAGCAGTAACTGGCGACACGGTATCTTTTGGTATGCTCTCTATGGACATTATGATGGACGAGAAGATGAACGTCTATGAAGAATTGTTTCAATGGTTAGAGAGAATGGTTGAAGAGAAGCATAGACCTAATACTGGTAGACTGCTAGATAATAGTGGCGAATCAATAGCACACTATTGTGATATTAGAGTACAGATTCTTAACAGCGCCAATAATGTCGCTCGTGAGTTAAAGTACGTCAACTCATTCCCCATTTCATTGGGTGATATAACATTTGCTGCCACGAGCGATGGGCAGTATCTTACGTTTCCTGTATCGTTTAAGTTTGACTATTTTGATTTTGTGTGATATAATAGTGTAGTTAATAACTACATTTTTAAGGTGAAATATTATGGATTTACAAACTGTTCTACAAGAATGGAAGAAAGACTGTGAAATTGAGTTTAACCAATTAGACGTTAGTTCCCAGGAGACACCCCGTCTTCATGCTAAGTATCTAACATTACTCTCTGACTCGCGCCTGAAGTTAAAGGACGTGGAGTTCAAACAGAAATTACTGCTTAAAGATAAGTGGTTATATTACCAAGGCAAGATGTCTCGCGAAGAGATCGAGAAGAAGGGTTGGAATCCTGATCCTTTTGATGGTCTGAAGATTCTTAAAGGTGAGATGGATTACTACTACAACTCTGATCCCGAGATCATGAAGAGCGAAGCGAAGA